CACGGATACTCAGGAGAGTACAACAGTAAGTTCTCTGCAGTGTTGTACGACATTAATCGACGTGTGTCGCAAGTGCAAAAAACACTAGTTGGCTTAACAGATTATTCTGATCAAATTGCTTTGGAAAAGAAAATTTTAACTGGAACATCAGTAGATTTTCAAGGTAATCGTCCTTCAACTGAAACTGCTGCTGATCGTATTGGCGCATATTTTGCTGATCAGTTTAAGCATGTGCGAGCAGCTGGCGTAGATATGCGTGGAATGATGAAGGTTGGACGTGCATCTGTAGAGGCAGACATTCTCGACCACATGATGACGCAGGGATTAATTAATGACGAAGGCGGTATTACGCTTGAAGGAACCGACTTTTTAAATAGACTGAATGATAATGCCATTAATCCAGTAGGTGATTTTATTTACAATAATGGATTGTTCCGTATGTCTATTGGCCGGGATCAAATGATGTATGACTCACGATTTGCATATGACGAGTCTTCCAACGAGTTCCTTTTAAATGTTGATGCACCAGAGTATAAGGGATTGGTTCAGTTTTTTGATCAATTAAATAATGCGTTAGATCACAAAACAGATGATCCAACTGTTCGGCAGGATATGTTAGAGCAGTTTGCTTATGACATGTACTATGCTTTTGCAAAGCCTTTTACTGGTCGTACTACGCGAGCAGATCGCAACATGACAATGCATGACCGAATAGCAAATCTTGTTGCAGCATTCAATGAAGGTTTACCTGACGAATTAAAACTTGCTACAACATCCGTGCAAGATTACAACGGTCAACCGACTGCTATAGATGCATTGTCAGCTATGGAAATGCCTATACGCGGAAACAATGTCGGTGATTTCTTTACACAGGGTTATCCATTACAGATGATTGACATAATGGATACAGTTATGAATGGTAGAGAATTGCGATTTGCAGACAATTACTATCGTTCAACTGGTGCTGCATATGCCTTATCTCGTGTCCGTGATGTGGTATTTGGTCGCAATAACGTTGCTGGTTATTCTAATTTTCTTAAACAACTAGCAGACCCTAATCCAGCAGTCAATGAGAAAGCAAGCCAATTGCTGTATGCAACTGCACATATTCTTGATTTGCAAGAACGTGAAATGTCATCTGCTCGTTACAATTGGAAGAGTCAAAAGTATACGCTAGTTCCTAACTCGTTTAAAACGCAGAAACAGTTATTGATGAGAGATGGGTCAGGCGGATTGTACAACGTTGATTTTGCTTTAAATCAATCTCGCCCCGTAGTTGTTGACCCAAGTAATCCACTGACATTACTTAAAGGAGATGTGCTTGGTAATAGATATCCAATAACTACACCCGGATATCGAATGAAGTATCAAGCAGCCGTCAACGGAAGTGTTCCGGAGGGATTGTTTGATATCAATACGTTATCTCCTGTAGAAAAAACAAATTTTTTACGTGATGGATCAGTGGTCATTATGCGTAATGTTCCATTTCATGATCCTTCTCTTGAGCGAGGAATCTACTTATATCGAATAACTAGTCCGTTGCGAATGAAGATTGTTGACCCAAAAGCTGAGGTTGACCCATCAGTACCATATACTGTTCAACTTTTATCTAACCCATTCCGTAGTTACAGGTCTATTACTGACGACAACGGCACTATTACACAACTACAAAGTGTTCAAGAGTATCGTCAACAAAGTGCATCAGATTTGATACGTCTTGCTGCACAGGCATACATGCCAGACGCTTCTGCTGAAACATATGAACGCCTTGACAATTTAGCTCAAAACTCTATTGTTCCACATGACATTTTTGTAGCAAAAATGTTGGTAGCAGAAGCTGAGCAAAACGACCCAACAATCATACCTAAAGAGTGGCGAACAAAAATGGGCGCCGATTATCGTGTGTCTAAGATATTGCAGCCAGATTCTGGTGCTGAGATTGACATTACTCAATCGGCTATCGTAAATAATGCTCGCAAGGGTACATGGTTGAGTAGTGGTGATATTTTTGAAGATGCCATCGATCCGTTTACGCAAGAAGAAATGAATTTAGTAGATGGACTTGAGCCATATGATCCGGATGTACATTCTGATCCAGAAGCATTTAATCAATGGAGGCAACAGCGCTATACAGATATTGTTGACAAAATGTTTGTAGTGCGTGAGCCAGAACGTTTAATTCTAAAGAATGACCCTGACAATAATCAAATTGGCATATCTGTAGATGGAAAAGATGTTTACATGTCTATTCCATCAGCTGATTTTGAAAGTGTCGGGAATACATTGTTTAGTTCTGGATCAACTACTCCATCGTTTGGTTTAAGTCCGGGTCAATTACGTGCATTGCAATACAGAGTCATACCGGGACGGACTCGTTTAAATAAATTCTTAAATGGTGCATGGACTGAACTTAACGCTACAAACATTGTTCAGAGATTAAGCTTAGACTTTGCGCGACCATTCCTTCAGAACTTTATGGTCACATTTATGGATCCCAAAAATACAGCGATGCAATTTTATGGGCTTGCGGGACTTGCTCCAAACTTTACTAAGCCGGGTGCTCAAAAAATGCTTGGTACTACGCCATTGCAAAAAATGGCAAGCTTTTTCCTTGGCCACTCAAAAGATACTGCGTATGGAGACAAGGCATATCACGGAGTCATTAAGGGATTATTCGACAAATACGGCACTCCGGGAAGTAGGATTGGTGCAGGTATACCGTTTATTCATCAGCGAACTGTAGGTGGAAAATATGTTAAACCTGTAATCTCAGGAGTTAACATGCCTGAACGTGCATATACAATTGCTGATTTAAATGAACTTGGATTATCAACACAATATGGTGAGTGGTATGAAGCAGCATCGGCAATGAATGCTTTAAATCCAGCAATGGCTATGGAGGATATTCCTATTCAACTTTCACAAAGTGAATTTATTGGAAAGGGCGTTATTGCTCAACGATACCCATTAGTTGGAGCTACTGAACGCGCTGGTGTTATGAGTACAGATATTTTGCGTATCAAGATGATGCTTGAATATGCTGCATATATTGATAACAATTTGCCAGCATTTGCATTAGGGGATAATGCAAGTAGAGGGCAAATGGAATACGTGGCTACGCAGTACAAAAAGAATTACGCCCGTGTTTTAAACACTCTTACAGGTGTACCTGCTGGTACAGATCCCGGATTAAACCCTAAGTTGCAAGAAAAGTATTACACAGCTTCACAGTTGTACACTGCTCCAAACTGGTTTAAGGCGGTTGGGAATATTACTCTTGTTCCAGCTGCATTGCAGTTAGCTAGTGGAATGATGCTTAATAATGCAATGCGACCTATATTGAAGAAATTTGATGGAGGTATTGGTTACAACGTTGTAGACGTTGGTCCACAAGCTCGTTTCTTTGACGCTTTGCAGTTTAATACTCCAAAAGCAGGTACCCGTGTATTTACTCCGGGTGCTGAATATTTACGACGTGTTTCTACAGCATTGATTGGTTTGGCTACATTACACTGGATTAATAATGAGGTTATTGCTCAAGTAAGCAAGTCTGCTATTGCTAAAAAAGCTGGGCAACAAGTAAGCGACACTATTTGGACACACATTGCTGGAGTACAAGACGAAGGCGATGCAATGATGTGGACTGTTAAACCGAAGCCAATCATTGATAAAAATAATTTAAGGGCTGCTGGACGCGTACGTACTATTGGTGATGTACAGATTAACTATCCTCCAGCAATTATGGGATGGCAGAAGTTTTTAGTAACTCCAGCGTTAAATATTGAGCAAAACATTAATGATGGCATGGCACCTCCAGCAGCTATTGCTAAGGAAATGACTAAACTTTATTTTATTGATCGATTAAACCCAATGTATGGCACTATGAGGAGTATGATTACTGGGCAGGAATTTGATGGTAAGCCATCATTCCAAAAGCATCCGGGATTAGAATATTTACGCGCAAATAAAGATCAAATTTTGTCATCAATGCGAGGACATCCTTACGAACTATTGTTGCGCAAAGTGTTGGCACAATACCCAAATGGTGCAAGTCGAATGGCGATAGATCATGAAATTATTCCTATACAGAACTTCCTACGTGAACTAGAGCAATTGATTTATCGCTCCCCAGAATTGAATTTGGAATATGATCCAAAGGTTACAAATTTACGAATGAATATGTTTGGAAGATTGATTGGTATTGAAAATGCTTATCAAAGTCCATTTGTAGATGATGTAGCTGGACTCAAGATACTTAAAACGTCTGGTGGTGCAGCGTTGAAAGAAATGATGGAGTATCAATACGATTACCCCAATGCTATTGACATGATTAATAAGCATGGATTAGCTGGATTATGGGAAGGTATTCCAGATAGTGGGGATGTTACTTTGCAGGATATTAAATATCCGGGAATGCCTACGTCACCTATTATATTTGAGAGTACGGATAGGACTGAACGATTACGTGCGCGACAAAAACGTCGATACAAAAAGAATTTTGAACCACTGAATAATGAAGATGTTCAGAAAATTATTGAGGAAGTTGGTCAGTAATGCAAAGCTTTGTAGATATTGCACGAAAATACATCGGAGTAAGTGAACAACCTGTTGGTAGTAACTGCGGACCATTGATTGATCGATGGAACACTTTGGTCAACGCTCCTATTGGAAGCTTTTGGTGTGCGTCATTTGTAAGCGGTGTAGCATCGGAATGGGAAAGTAAGAGTGGTTTGGATTGGCCTTTATGCTTTAGTGCAGACTGCGATGTCTGGTTAGCTGTGGCTAAAAAACATGGCGTACTTCATCGTGCTCCCATGCCGGGTGATCTTGTTTTACTAGTTAAAACATTACCAAATGGCAAGCAAGACGCATTTCATATTGGAATAGTAGAAGGTCAAGATGAAGCGGGTGTTTGGTATTCAATTGAGGGGAACAGTAATAACGATGGAAGTCGTAATGGATATGAAGTAGCTCACCGTCCGTTGTACAGAAACCGAAATAAAGACATTATTTACTTTATTAGACCGTGGTCTCTTGTTCAAAACGGACAAGATTGGAAGATAGTCAATGGAGACAAACACATTTTTGCATTGGTACAAAACGGAAGGACATTCGCGCCTGTCCGTGATTTTGTTCGGCTTGTCATTGGGGATGATTTTGTATTGGCTTGGGAAGATGGGCCAGTCCTCAACGGTGAAGCACTGGCCATTCAGTGTATTTTACGTGATGGCAAATCGTATGCACCTGTCAGAGATATTGCCCGTAATCTTGGTTTTGACTGTATCGTCAATAGTGACCAAAAAAAGGTCTATTTAAAGAAACAGGTCGTCTAACGTAAAGTCTGTAAATCGGGCGTATTTGCTCTCAAAGTTGAGAAGTGATACGCCTGTTCTACCATTACGGTTCTTAGCCGTTATGATTTCTGCTTTATCAATATCATCTATGTGATCATCTGCCTGTTTCTTTTCATAGTATCCAGCCCTGTAAATAAACTGAATCACGTCTGCATCTGATTCAATATCACCAGACTCACGCAAGTCTGACATCATTGGTCGCTTGTCTTGTCGTTGCTCCACTGCACGAGATAATGATGATAGTGCTATCACAGGACAGTTAAACTCACGGGCAATGTCTTTCAGTCCACGACTAATCACACCAATATCTCTAGTCCTATTTTCGGACTTGACATTTGCTGGCATCGTTATCATCTGTAGATAATCAACTACAATCAACCCAACCTCGGCAGTTTTCTTCATGCTGTTGGCTGCTTCCCTGATCGATTGTAGTGTAACTGTTTGATCAGCAACTACTTGTATTGTTAGGCTCTTGGCTGTTCGAGCAACAACTGAGAGACTGTCTTTATCGTAACTAGATAGTTTCTTTGACTGTATAGATTGGCTGTCTACTCCACTGTATATGCTAAGCATTCTAGCGGTAACCATAGCCTTAGACATTTCTGCGCTAACGATTAGAACCCCGGTACGCTTTTCTTCCTTTCGTAATGCAATAGCTGCATTCCATGCATACTGTAAACCGAGACTTGACTTACCCATCGACGGACGACCACCAACAATTATCAACTCACCGTCACGCCATCCACCAGTAATACTGTCAACGTCCATAAATCCGCTAGAAACACTGTAGTCTATTGCGTCTTCAGTGCGGTGGATAGCTTCTGTTGTAATGTCAGAAATTAATACAGATAAATCATCTACAGCCTTTCCGGATTGAATGAATGTAACAGATTTATTTAAATCGGCGATTATATTTTCAGTGGGTTCATCACCAGTAGATGCTCGCTTACTTGCATGTTCGGATGCAAATATAATCTCACGCCTCTTATGGTATTCCCATACAAGGTCAGCATAACTATTACAGTGACCTGTAGTTGGTAGCAGTTCTGCACACTGCATCAGATATGCAAGGCCACCACATGCTTCTAGCGCATTACGCTTTACTAATTCCTCATTGATCGTGACAATGTCTATTTCTTTGTTGGCATCATCTACAGCTTTATATGCATCCCATATCAAACTGTGGGCAACACGATAGAACATAGACTTATCAATGCGTTGCATTGACTTGAATAGTTTATTGCCACCGAGAAGGATAGATGCTATGAGTGATTGCTCACTCATAACATCGTATGGAATCTCTATGTTAAAACCAAGACTCTTACTGTTGCTCATTAATGTAATCCGTTAATCTGACCAATAACACTTCACTAATAACATCGGCAAGTTGTTGCCCTTTAAGTGGTGGCTCTACTCGCCATGCACGTAATCCACCAGTCTTACGCAACACTAGTACAACTGTAGGATGAAGTTTATTTGGGTCAAGGCCAAGACGTATTGCTTCCGATATGTCCTGAGTAACCATGTGTGGTTGCGCATCGCCATACTTTGCTATTGCTACGTTTAGTAGAACCTCAGATGGAGTAGGGCGAAATTTTGTGCGTGTAAGAATGCGTTGCATACCAAGCTTGATATCTTCATCTGGTAAACCTTTGACTGCAACCCTATACACGGTATCGCTCGTCTCTGTCCATGGTATTGAGCTAGGTAGTTGTGAAAGAATCGCCAGTAATTTATCAGTCGTTGTCATTAAACCAATCCTCTATCTTTGCAGTTTTTGTAACTTTCCCATACGTCGATGAAGCATATGTATCCCAATGCTTCCAAAGTGATCTAACAGTAATCATCTCTAATTGCCATTTGCTTTTGAGTGTCTTGACTTTTTCAATAACATCACACGGCTTGACGCCAGCTTTATGCATTTGCCAAATGATTAACCTATTATTTTTCCAATCCTTATCAGTAATATTCTCGCTTGAAAATGGACCCCATCTTTCGATCATAAATGCTTGCATTAAAGGAAATGCAGGATCATTTTCTTTAGCTACCTCCTTCTGTACTTGCTTTACTGCTTGTACCTTTACATCTTCAGAGTGCTGTACAGAATCTGGAAACAGTTTGTATCCATTACTTGTTGTTCTCCCATTAGGAGAAGTTCTGCCATTGATTTCCAGCAATCGACAGTCATTGATTTTCATTGATGACAGGTGATGTAGTGCAGTCTTTACTGTTGTCTCCGACAAGCCTGTGCATTCACATAAACGTTTAATGCTAGGCCAGCAGTATCCCTCATTATCAACATGCATAACCAAAGCCATGAATGTTATGAATCCAGACGGTGTAAAGCTTGCAATGTGATTGACAAGGAGTCTGTCAATCTGCACAAAGCCAGACGACGATGCACCGGACAAGCCAAAAGACTTGCCGTTAAATACAGTAATCATTGGAATTCCTTATTGGTTATATGGACATTGATCGCAATACCTTACTCGTTGAACGTCATCATCTTCAGATAACTTAGTAAGACCTGCGTCATATATTTCTTGTAGTGGTATTGGTGTAGTACTAATCAAAGACAGTGCCTTGTTGACATCATCAACTGACCAGCCTGATGGTATTTCTATTGTTTTAAGTGGTTTCTTTTCTTCTTCTTTCTCGCCTTTCAACTCACGTTCAAACTCTGTTACAGATATTCCACGTGCTTTTGCAGACTCTAGGATTTGCTTCTGCTGTTCCGTTCCCATATTTGCAACCAAGCGATGGTGAGTCCAGCTAAGACCTGCAACGCGGTTACTAATAGGAACATGATTAGAAACCCAGCTCCAGTTAGCAAGGCTCTGATAAGCGCAGCCAGTAGCATCCATAGCCTGTGCATACTTTTCACCATAACGTTTTTGTCCATAGTTAAGTGCGTCTCCGATTGCAAACTGAAACGCTGTAGTTAATTGTTGCAGTGTAGCCATCAGTCGCAACCACTGATCATATTCAATGTCGTGATTAAACTGTAAACCTACATCAGTAACGCTTACTGCATCTGGAATACTGCCAATGTAAACTAATTCGTCACTCATTCTCTTTCTTTCTGTGGGACAAAAGGACCACGGTGTTTATGCCGTGGTCCCTATTTGGTAGTTGTTTACCCCTGTGTTGATATAGTTTCAGGGGCAATGCAATCTTACTCCTCAGTGTCGCTTGCTGTCAATGCTTTGATAGATACATTCTCTGTGGCTTCTGTCACAGAAAATATGTCAGGATACTGCTCAACAAGCGTAAGTTGAACCTCTTTTGGTATTTTGCTTTTGTATACCTTGTAGTTTATCTGTACAGCATCGGTTCCTATAGGAATAACCAGAGCAGCTCTTGCTTCATCGTGAATAGTAAACGTCGGTTGAGTATTGCGAAATGCAACTTGACCCCACGGACATTTCCATGTCTTGGCTTTACCTACGAGTTGTGTCTTGGCAAAGTCAGCAATCTGCGCACCGTATCGTGCTTGCAACCATTGAACTTTACGTTCTTTGTCTTTGACCATTTGCTTGCATCGATCAACAACAGATTGCATTGCTAGTTGCTCAGCTTTAAGCTCCGTCTCGTATTTAAGTAAACGCTGCATAGCAAGTAGCACGTCATCCTCTGATACCAGTTCCTCGCCAAGCCAGCCGTCTACTGGGCCAGCGTATTCACCTGTCTCGACATCGTAATATGCGTCACCAATAATATCAAACTTAGATTTATCCATTGAGTCCTTCTTCCTCTATTGCTAAAAATACTGCTTCTGCTTCTTCTGGTTTATTGAATCCCTGTAATACCTCTATAACCAATTTCAAGTTTTCTTCTGTAGTGTTTGTATGTCCAGCAAGACGTGCAAACACACGTTTCATATCTGATGGTGTGATGTCTGTACCCCATATACGTTTGCACTCAAATGCAAACTGTTTACCAGCAGTAAGCGTATTGGCCTTAGCTTGCTGTGGTGCATCAACTATGCGTATGTCACCAGCTGGCGTAACAGGTTCCTCTAACTCTTGAGCAAACAACGTGCCGTATCCACACAGTGCAAGTGCTCGACCAATTGCACCAGTTTCTGCTTTTTCCCTGTAATCGGCAAAGTGTTTCTCATGCTCAGTTTTATGTGCTTTTGCAATCAGTCGGCCTGTTGCATCATGAATCTCAGCAGCAAATGTACAGTAGTCAGTACCCGAAAGTTCGGGCACTGCATACGTCATAATTGTCCAGTCTGGATGTTCCTCTCGGAACCATGCAATACGTGGTGCTACAGGTAAATATTGTTTACCTTTCAGATTTAAAAAATGATCACGTGGATTAAACATTGTTATCTTCTATTTCCTTTCGTAAAACCTTGCTGGTCTCTAAACCTTTCTTTACATTGAGTAATTCGCCGTCTGTATACACATATTCTTCCTGTTGTACTAACTGTTTAAACATCATTGTTTTGACCTCAAGCTCATCATCAATAATGGCTTGAAATAGTTCTGGTTTGTCATTGTAGAGTTTAGCCATCAGCACTGATGCGGATAGCTGTACGTATAGTTCTCCATTCTCTGTGCGAACTTTTTCGCCACTTATTTCAGCGTAATGCCACATACTTGTAATACATGAATATATTGTAGGTGTAGGTGCATATGAGCTAAGTATGTTTTCAGCAATGTTAGTGCCAGATACCAACATAGGTACGCCATTGATCATTACTGCACGTGCAAGTAAACACAACTCAGTAACGGAAATGTTGATAATTTCATGTACGCCAACTAAATCATGTGACTCAATGTACTTTTCAGCATTTTCTTTTAGAGTCCATGCTGGTATGAAAAACCAACCGTCTTTATCTACGCTTAAAAATGAGTTTCTGTCATCATTTTTAGTTGCTACATATATCCTGTCGTATTGTGATGTATCTACCCATACGTCATGATTTGTAAATGCTACAGGGCATTTAATTACAGAATCCAATTTAATTTCTCCAGTTTACTTTCTACATTCAGTCGTCTGTCTATCGCGGTAACAGCATTGACTACATCTTCTAGTGTTCTGCATATCGTTACCACGCTTTTATTTGCTAGTTCTTGTTGTTCTTTGCGTACGGCTCCTTTCGGTGTTTTAAGCTCTATACCAATGGCAATGCCTAACCACTCTGGTTTATGTATGTATAAATCAGGTGCGCCTACAGTATTGCCTTGCCATCCAGTTGAGTAATGATATTTGTTACACGACGGACATTTTGTTTTGCCACGTGATTTACCAACTTCTATAACTGTGTAGCCACAAGCAGTCAACAGTGTAATCACTTGTTTTTGAAATAGAGCTTCTGAATATTGTGTAGTTTTCATTTCCCATCAAAGATACGTCGATGAAGAAGCATTATCAACATACTTATCCAGAAGAATAAAAGCTTCCAACCTAGATCACTGTCATGTTCCGGTTCGTCTGACTTCAAAGTGCAGGTACTCCCACACTTTATCGATATGGTTAATTGTTGTTCCGTCTTGCCATTTGAGGTATCCCTCAACCTTTAATGCAACACGTGCAGATAGTGCAGTAGGCGCTCGCAGAATCAATTGCAAGATATTTGGATACATCAATGCATTGTGTAATGCGTGAGCTACTGGTCTGGATAGTTTTGAGTATGTGTGTTTGGCAAATGATTCATATTCATCGCCTGTGATTTTTATTTGTGTGTTGTACATATGTTCTTTGTATTCACCATTAGCAACAGTTGCTTTACAGATTAGCCGTTTGGTCCAAGTGCCATTCAATAAAGCAATGATGTGTCTACGACTCCACGTAGACCACGAGTTAGGAGACATGTATGCGTCAATAGTCACTGTTGTGGCGATGTTTTTACTGACACTTAACTGTATCCATAATTGGTAGATGATTTTTGCTACAAATTGATTACTGACTGCTACATTGTGCCCGTTACCGGACACAACATAGCAGACAGGATGATAATTACTACGTTTACGTGTAGGCATTAGTATCTAGGTTGTAGCATACCTTTGTGGCGCGAGACGCAATATCCGCATTTCCAAGGTGGAGTCCATTTACCAGATAGAAACTCGTCAATGATCTCGGCAATAGTTACACGCACAAGTGTAGATTCATCGTATTGATTCTTATTCTTGTCGGTAATCCATATGATTTGATCGTTGTGCCAATACAAATTGTCAATGGTGCGTATTTCTTCTGCCTGTTCGGTACTGCCGTCCCAATCTTTAGGCATACGAAATGTAACAATCTTAAGGCGCCATTGCGGCCACGATAACGACACTACACCATTTAACCCAATTAGTGGCTCTAACTTATCCCACCCATCTTTGTAATCACTATTCTTCTTCATTGCATTAAGCAAATTAATTAAATCTTGTAACATAAAAACCTTTCGATCATTAAAGTAATACATGAGTATACCCTACTCACAGGTGCATTTGTGTTCCCAGTTCTCACATTGAACACACGTTTCAGCACCCATAAGATGTAGGTCGTCATCTGTTAGGTCATCATCTGAACGCTGTTCGTGGCTGTATCCTTTTGGTCCTGCGTAGATATCACCAGCAAACATCATGCCGGGTTCAGCATATCTACAATGGAACTCAAGATCAGGGAACATGTCAGACATAGTGTGTAGCCATGTGTCAGCTGGACCCCATGCTGTATCAAAACCAATAACAATGTGACCTTCTTTGAAGTCTAAGTAGCCTGTGTCGCAAGCTCCCCACTTAGTACCCCAGTTATTGTATTGCCAGTTGACATCACCACAACCATTCTCATCCAATGGCTCTGGCACAGACTTGTTGAAGTCTAGTACTGATGTGCTTGTCTCATACTTTGTA